GCGGTGAAGTAACCCGTGATTCTGACGGTCCCTCACGATCGGGAGTTGTATCCGACCCTCGGCGGGCTGGTGTGCGATTTCATCGAGGATCGGCTGGTGTTCGGGCCGGGGGACTTGCGCGGCCAGCCGGCGGTGCTGGACGACGAGAAGCGGGCGCTCATCTACCGGATGTACGAGATCTATCCGCAGGGGCATCCGAAGGCGGGGCGGCGGCGGTTCAAGCGGACGGGCATCTCGCTGCCGAAAGGACTGGCGAAAACCGAGCTCGCGGCGTGGATTGCGGCGTGCGAGCTCCACCATGAAGCCCCGGTCCGGTGCATCGGCTGGACGAAGAGCGGCGAGCCACTTGGCGGGCCGGTGTCTGACCCGTACATCCCGCTCGTGGCCTATACCGAGGAGCAGTCCGATGAACTGGCCTATGGCGCGCTGATGGTCATCCTCGAGGAAGGCCCGTTGCGAGACGACTTCGACATCGGGCTGGAGCGCATCAAGCGGAAGAACGGCGACGGGAAAGCCGTGTCGCTGTCATCCAGCCCGAGCGCCAGAGACGGTGCCCGTACGACGTTCGCGGTGATGGACGAGACCCACTGGTGGACCCTGCCTCGGCTGAAGCAGGCACACCAGACGATGCTCAACAACCTGGCCAAGCGCAAGATCGCGGATCCGTGGATGCTCGAGACCACGACCGCGCCAGAGCCAGGGACGGGGTCAGTCGCTGAGGACACGATGGACTATGCGCGGGCGGTGGAAGCCGGGACCGTGTCGGATGCCTCGCTGTTCTACTTCCACCGGCAGGCCGGTGACGAGCACGACCTGACGACGCGGGAAGGTGTGCGGGCGGCGGTCATCGAGGCGTCTGGCCCTGCGGCGGCATGGCGAGACATCGACGCGATCGCGAACCTCTGGAACGACCCGACCGCGGACAAAGCCTTTCTTGAACGCGTCTGGACAAACCGGCTCGTGAAGGGGGCGCTTCAGGCGTTCGACGTGCTGGCGTGGCAGAAGCTGGCCAGTCCGTCACCTGTGAAGCCCGGAGATCGCATTGTGCTTGGGTTCGATGGGGCGCTCTTTCACGACTCGACTGCGCTGATTGCCACGCATCTGGAGACCGGCTATCAGTGGGCGCTGGGCGTGTGGGAGAAGCCCTTGAACGTCGAGCACTGGAAGGTGCCGGCCGACGAAGTCCATCAGGCTGTGGCTGATGCCTTCCTGCGGTACGAGGTGTGGCGGCTGTACGCCGATCCGCCGTACTGGGAATCGACGATTGCGGCATGGGCGGGGCAGTTCGGCGCTGAACGGGTGATCGAGTGGTGGACGAACCGACGGCGGGCGATGACGGCAGCCCTGCAGGCGTTCTCGACGGCCATCCTCGACGGCAAGGTGCTGCACAGCGACGACCCGACGATGACGCGCCACATCGGCAATGCGCGGCGGGAAGACCTCAAGGGCTGGCGAGACGAACAGGGAAAACCGCTCTGGTTGATCCGGAAGGACCGGGCCGATTCGCCGCACAAGATCGATGCGGCGATGGCGGCCGTGCTCAGTTGGGAAGCGCGGAACGACGCGATCGCGGCCGGGATGATCCAGCCCGTGGGTGTCAGTTTCGAGTGGGTGTAGGAGCGACATGCCGAGAACCGAGTTGATCCGCGTGACGACCGCGCCAAAGCCGTCGTTCTGGTCGCAGATGGTGGAGACGGTTCGGTCCTATACCATCGGGCCGCTGACCTCCCGGTCGCCGGAACTCGCCAAGTACTTCGACGGCGGCGGCGGGTCGCTGGCTGGGGTGTCGGTCACGGAACACACCGCCCTGCGGAACTCGGCCGTGTGGGCGGCGGTCGGCCTCATCTCGGACGACGTGTCCTCGCTGCCGTTGATGCTCTACAAGCGGACGGACAACGGCGGGAAGCTGAAGTTCGACACGCACCCACTGTATCGGCTGATCCACGACGAGCCAAATCCCGAGATGTCCTCGATGGTGTTCCGCCGCACGATGCAGGCGCATGTCCTCATCTGGGGCAACGGCTACGCGGAGATCGAGCGGGATGGCGTCGGGCGGCCGGTCTACCTGTGGCCGTTGGAGCCTGAGCGCGTGCGACACGACCGGGACCGCGCCGGGAACGTGATCTACCGCGTGATGAGCGCGAGCGGCGGCGAAGCCATCATCCCGGCGGCCGACATGCTGCACCTCGTCGGACGCTCGCACGATGGCAGCGTCGGCTCGTCGCTGGTGCAGCACGCGCGGGAGTCCATCGGGCTGGCGCTGGCAGCAGAGCAGTTCGGGAGCACCTTCTTCGGCAACGGCGCGACGTTTGGCGGGGTCATCTCGTTCAAAGGGCCGAAGCCGCCCGAGATGTCGGAGAACGGCTACAAGGAATCGCTCGAAGCGCGGCACCAGGGTGTCAAGCGGGCACACAAGCTGCTGGCCCTCTACAACGACGCGCAGTACAAGGAAACCGGCGTCGAGCCGAACTCTGCGCAGTTTCTTGAGACGCGGCAGTTTCAGATCCTTGAAGTGTGCCGCTGGTTCAAGCTGCCCCCGCACAAGCTGGCGCACCTGTCCGACGCGACGTTCTCCAACGTCGAGCAGCAGAACGTGGACTATTTCGTCTCGGCGATCCGGCCGTGGCTGGTGCTGTGGGAGCAGGAACTTACGCGGAAGCTGGTGCGGCCGCTGGAGCGGTCCATCCAGGCGATCGAGCACTCGGTGGAAGGGTTCCTGCGTGGCGACTCGGCCGCCCGTGCGGCGTTCTACCGGGCACTGTTCGACCTCGGGGCCATCACGCCGAACGAGATCCGCGCCTACGAGAACATGAACCCGCTACCCGGTGGGGATCTGTCCTTCGTCCCGGCCAACAACCTCGTGCCGTTGGAGAAGATCGGCGAGTATGCCGACGCGATGATCGACCGTCTGGAAGCGGCGGCCAAGCCCGAACCAGCACCGGCCCCTGCGCCTGACATGCCAGACGACGGCCCCGACGAGGACGTGCAGGCTATGCGGCAGACGCTCGACGGCATCGAGGCCCGGCTGGTGGACAGGCTGACGGCCGCGGAATCGGCGAAGGCTGTGGCGGATGCACAGGCCGAGGCGCTGCGGGCGGACGTGGAAGCCGCGGCGAAGAGTCTGGCTGAGCGGGACGGCGCGTTGGCGGCGCTCGCAGCACGGCACGCGGACGACCTGAAGGCCCAGATCGGCCAGACGGCCGAGCAGATCGCCGAACTGGACCGGCAGTGGGCAGCGGAACGGGCCGTCCTTCAGCAGCAGCGAGACGCAGCACAGGCCGAGAAGAACGACCTCGACGTCATGTTGGGCGCAGTCGAGCGCGAGCGCGACGAGGCCCGCGCGGACGCTGCGAAGCAGGCTGAACAGGCCGCGCAGGCGCTGGCAGCACGGCACGCGGACGACCTGAAGGCCCAGATTGGCCAGACAGCCGAACAGATTGCCGAACTGGACCGGCAGTGGGCAGCGGAACGGGCCAGCCTGCAGCAGCAGCGAGACGCGGCACAGGCCGAGAAGAACGACCTCGACGTGATGCTGGGCGTGGTCGAGCGGGAGCGCGACGAAGCTCGAGCCGCGGCAGCGAAGCAGGCCGAACAGGCCGCGCAGGCGCTGGAAGCCCTCCGGCAGCAGCAGACCGACGTGGAGACGCGGCACGCGACCGCGGTCGACCGCTTGGGAGCCATCGCGCTGGCCCATCGGGCGCTCATCGTCGACGCCGTGGGCCGCTTGCTCCAGAAGGAAGCCGACCGCGCCCGCAAGGCTCAGGCGACACCGGAGAAGCTGCGGTCGTGGGTGGAGACGTTCTACCCGCTGCACGCCGACACCGTGCGGGCCGTCCTGCGGCCGGTGGTGCTCGCGTGGGCACCGTGCGCGGGTGTCGCTGCTGATGCGGCGCTGGCCGAACTTGTCAGCGCGCACGTCGACCAGTCGCGGCGGGAACTCCTGATCGCGGCCGACACGATGGACGCCGACGAACTGTCCGCCAACCTGGCGAGAGTCTTGGCCCAGTGGGAGACCGAACGCGCGCACACCGTGGCGGATCGGCTGATGGTGGAAGGGGAGCGGCATGGACACTGAATTGCGACGGTTTGCCCATCGGGACGCGACGATCGCCAGCCTTGACGGGAAGCGGCTGGAAGGGTTCGCCATTGTGTTCGACGCCTTGAGCCTCGATCTGGGCGGGTTCCGCGAGAAGATCGCGCCGGAAGCGGTCGACCGGGCGCTGAACACTGGCGCAGACGTGCGGGCGCTGTTCGACCACGACCCTGGTAAGGTGCTCGGGCGCACGCGCTCGGGCACGCTAACCCTGCGGAAAGACGCCAAGGGACTCCGGGCCGTCATCGAGCCGGATCTGGGCATCTCCTACGCGGCCGACGTGGTGCGTTCAGTCGCACGGGGCGACATCAGCGGGATGTCCTTCGGCTTCCGCGTGCTGTCGGACGCGTGGGACTACGAAGGCAAGATGCCGATCCGCACGGTCATGGACATGGAGCTGAGCGAAGTCTCCATCGTCTCGTGGCCGGCCTACACTCAGACGGACGTACAGGCGCGCGGACATCTCACCGAGGCCGTGCGGTCGTTCCAGCAGTTCCAGAAGCGGCAGCCGTTGCGTGATGCGAAGTGGGCAGAGACGCGGCTGCGGCTGGCCCGCTAATTCGTCGTTGACAACCGGCAGAGACTAAGCGCACACTCGGCAGAACAACACAGTGAGCGAGTCAGGCGAGCGCGGCGGCGTTCGCGGCGTCTGACGAGCGACAATACAGCCTCCTGCCTGCGGCGTTAGGCACGGACGGCCCCAAACAACCACGACCCCAACACTGGGTTCGTGCGTGGGCC